CCACTCGGCCAGTGTCTTGACTGGGATGCCTAGCTCGGTGGCCAACTCGGTTGGCGTCACCATCTGTGTCATCATGCCGGGCAGTCTGTCCGGGCCGGGCAGGGTCATGCCGGGTGGGGGTATGTTCGGAACTTTCCGCACCGGCCGCGGCGCGCCTGGGATTGCGAGTTGCATCGCGAGTTGTTCCTGCGCCTTTTGTTGCCCTGCTTGACGATTGCACGATGAGTGTGACGGCCCGAGGTAGCTGCGGCGGTCGTCGTCGTGGTCGAGGTCCCACGCGTGACCCGGTGTGATCTTGCCGTTGCACCGGGCGCAGACTGCGAGGCCGGCGGCCACGTCCGCGGCCACGGCCCGGCGTAGTTGCTGGTGGTGATTGCCGTACCCGCGGGCCGCCGTCTTGGCCTTCTGCGCTGGCATGGTCATGCCGTCGATGGTAGCGCGCTGCCAGGCCAGTCCCTCGTCATTGCTGCAGTAGAGCCCGGCCCGAGTGGCGCCGGCTACAGACAGTCGAGTCGGGGTGGAGACCTCCCCCGTGGTCCGTGTGCCTCCCGGGCCTGTGCGGCGAATACGGCGCCTGTGGCGCTGTTCTCGCTGCGCTTGTGGGCACGGCCTCTCATGGTGGCTGGATATGGTCGGTCTTGGCAAAGCTGCCACTTCCAGGCAGGCTGGACCCAAGGCACGCGCTCGGGTGTGTCGCGCTACCTTGCGGTACTGGTTGCCGTGTGTTCCCCCGCCCAGCCCTAGCTTTTCTCCGCGTCTGCTCAGGGCCGCGCGGGACGCACCACGGGTCCACCGCTCTTGCCGGCTGTGTGGGCCTCCTACGCGTCCCCAATCCCTACGATCTTGCGGAACCTTGCGGCCAGCGCGTCGTCGTCCTCTGTGGCGACCTCGGGGCAGTCGATGACGTACGCGGTGCCCTCGGGCACGTGCTCCGACGCACGTACGGTGACCAGGCCGCCCAAGCTGTAGAAATCGACGGCGGCCGTCATGCGGGCCTCTGTGTCCGGGGTGCAGAGTAGAATCCGCCGGCGCTGGGCGGCTTCGATGCGCCGCATTGCGGCGGCCATGTCCGCGAGTGTCCCGCTCACCACTCCACCAGTTCCCAGCCGGCCGTGCCGGCCGTTGTGTCCTCCTGCTGCCCCCGTCGCCACCATCGGGCCACCAGGCCGCCCACCAGGCCGGCCGCAATCACGATCAGGCCCGCGAGCATCGCCCCAAACGCCATCCATAGCACCGGGTTTGTCATCGGTCCTCCCTTTCGAGCGGTAGTACCTGCCAGACCTTCACAGTCCACCCACGGGCGCGCTTGTCCTGCACCCACCGCGCGAGGCCGGCCAGCGTCACGGCGGACGTTCGCCCACCTGACACCGGCCGGCCTGCAGGGTTGGGCAGGTACGCGGCGGCCCGCCAGGGCCTTCTCACAGCTACTTTGCTCCCCCGTAGGCTTCCGCGAATAGGTGAGTCCAGCCGAGAGGCCCAATTCTCGTGTCCCAAGTCACTCCACGGGACCTAAATCGGGTATTGGCGTTGTGGAATCGCGCTACGGCCTTTTGAGTCTGTGGGCCATAGTTGCAGTTCACGGCGACAGAGGCGGGCATGTATCCCGCCTTTTGTAAGGCCCTCTGCAGGGTAATCGCGCACGGAACCCGCTTGTCCGGGCCAATTCCCCGAGGGAACGCCGGCGGCTTGTAGGCGGGCTTAGGCTTAGGCGCAGCCATGAGCCGTTTCCACGTTTCCGGGCCGGGGTAACCATCGGCGCCCGAACCGCTCCACCCTTGTGCTATCTGGAAAGCTCGGACGTTCTGTCGGGTGTACGACGTGAATGTCGGGCCGGCTTGGTAGCCGTCGCCGTCGTGATAGCGAACGAACCCGTGAGTGATGAGACGCTTATCTAGCGTCGTAACGGCCGGGTGACTCTTGCCGCTCTGGAAAGCATCACGACCAGGGAAGCTCACCCCATCCCACGTGGGAGTAGGAGTCGGTGTGGGAGCAGGCCGGCCGGCCAGGTCGGGTATGCGGGCCCTCACGAATGGGCCGGCGCAGGCCGTTTCGGCGCCGGGGACCTCCCCGTGTGGGCGGACGTCTGTGCGGCCCGGGTAGGCGGGTAGGAACCGGTTCCGATACCAGTCGCGGAATGCGGCGACCATGGCACTCGACAGCGGTTCCTCGTCCCCGAGCAGGAGCAACACGCCGACATATTCGCGGTTGGCGTCACGGTTCGCCGGCGACGCACAATGTGCGCCCACGAGGTTGCCCTTCCATTGTGTCGAGCGAAGCATCCACACGCGGCCGGCCTGGTCGATGGCGACGTTGTAGCCGATGTCCCGCCAGCCTCGAACGTTCACGTGATAGTCGCGGTAGTGGCGCAGCCGTGACGCGATGCCGGCCTCCCCCGGGTCCCCGATGACGTCTTGCGATGTCCCGGGCCAGTGAACGGCGACCCCACGGAGCAGGGTGCCGGGTAGGGCGTCGCCTGACGCGCCTGTGGACGTCCACTCGTCGCGTTCGTGGTAGGTCGTCACTGGTGCGGCCCTCCTACGTGATCCATGCGGGTGAGGGTGTCGAGGGACGACAGGCGGCCCACACGGGCGCCTGTGGGGACCTCGCTGTACCCGCCGGCGAGGTATGCGACCTTGTGGGTCGGCAGGGACGGGTCGTCGACCCTGGCGACGACTGCGGCGGTCGGGGTGACGCGATCACGTACGCCGATGATCGTGAGCGTCAGGCCGGCGATCACGATTGCCTGCTGCAACGTCGTCTCGACGCGCGAGGCCCACGGTGTCAACTCGACACCCCACGCCGCGGCGGCTGTGACGATCGCGCCGATGTACGTGCGGACGTAGACAGGCTCTAGGCCCGCCACGTGACGCATCCATGCGATGATCTTGCTCACTTGCCCTCCTCTAGTTGTGGGTAACGCCGAAGCGTTCCCTGGTCAGTTTCCGGCCGAGTTCGACGTCCGCCGGCGATGGCGTCCACCCGGGCTCTGTGTGCGAGCAGGCGCCGGGCGTGCAGTAGCCGTCAGGAAACGGCGCGTCGTGGTCGCCGGCCTCGATCATCACCCCGTCCACCCCGGGGTCGATGGGTCCGGGCTCCTGGCGGCGTTCGAGCCACCATCCTTCCAGCCACCACAGGCCGTACAGGGCCGCGGCGGTGACGACCGCCGAGATTACGGCGACGCCGATCGTGGCCAGTGTGGACGGCCCGGTGTAGACGTACGTCATGGCTGTTGCGCCTCCTCTGTGTGAACGATGACAGTGACGGCCGCGGCCCTGTGACAGTGCCGGCACCGGCGGACGTCGGTAGTCCCGACGATCACGACCGTTTCCCACGGCGCCGCGCCGTCGCGCCTCACGGGGCAGTCCCAACGGTGCTGTATCCCGGTCATAGCGGCTCTGCCCATGCTTCGGGGTGGCCGGCCGCGGCGTCCTTCTCGCATCGCGCGCACAGGTAGCGCACGTACACCCCGCAGCTTGGCCATAGTTGGTAACGGACGAGACGGCCGCCGAATCGTCCGCACCAGTAGCACCGTGTCGGCGTCATAGCGGCCTGACGGTCTTACGTGGCATCCACACCATGCAACCGTCGAAATCTGTGACGACACGAACGCGCTCGGCCTCGATCTTCGACACCGTGCCGCGGCGCTCGACGCGCCGGTACTCGCTATCGACCCACCGGTGGACGGGGTAGGTGATGCGTTGACCTTTCCTTAGGTGGATCATGTGGCCTCCCACCGTTGGGCGATGTCGCGGGCCTGCTCCGGGGTGAGCACGTGCTCGGCTGTGAGGATGCCGAGCGGTCCCTCGAATCGGACGCTGTATCGGCCTCGCGGGTATCGCCGGCGGTGGTCCCACGCGGCGTGCGCGATGAGCACCAGGAACGCGGCCAGGGCCGCGAGCGCGGGCCAGGCGATGCTCACGAACTCGCTCATCGGAGCGACCATTCCGCGGCGCGCTCGCGGGCCAGGCGAATCCACCCGGGCTCGGCGTCGGCGCCGTGCTCGACGAGGAATTGCCAGAGCTCCACGCCGGCGAACCCTAGGAGCGCGTACGCCAGGAGCATCAACGGGACCGCGATCATCCCGGCGCCGAGCCCGTTGCTCCTCCTGGTGGGCCGCTGGTCGCCGCTCATAGCGTGTGCTCACAGTTGCGGTTGCACGCCGAGTGATCGCCGCGCGCGTGTGGCTCGGCCCACGACCATCCGGCGGCCGTGGTGTCGAGCCCGGAGAATGCTGCCGGTTCGGAGCAGCAGGTGCCGTCGTGCCAGTTGCGGTCGCACGAGAGCGACTGGGCGGCCCTTCCTGGCGGTACGTCGATGTGTGTGCTCATCGCGTGTACGTCCCTCCGTTGTGTCGTGTCGGCTCTGGCGTGAGCGTGCCGTCTGTCGGCGCCGCCGTTGCCTCGCCGGCCGGTTGCCTGGTCTGCTTGGCCTCCCAGTCGTCGATCGCCTCGCGGCGGTAACGGACGTGCCGGCCAACCTTCACGTAGGCCGGCCCGAGTCCGCGGCTGCGCCATTCGGCCAGCGTCTTGACTGGGATACCTAGCTCGGTGGCCAACTCGGTTGGCGTCACCATCTCTGTCCTCATGCCAGGCAGTCTGTCCGGGTCAGGTGCGCGATGTCAAGAACTCGCAGGGTGTGGCGGGAGCGGCGATCGCCCCATCCACAGCCTGTGGATGGGACTGTGAGTGTTAGAGCAGTCCCTCGCGCTCGGCGTGGCGTAGCCATTCCCACAGGTCCGTTCCCCCTTGCTGGCCGTTGATGAGCGCGGACACCCCGAGCCACGACCGCGAGTTCGCCGGCGTCAGGGTGATCTGCTTGGCGCCGGTGTCGCCGGCGCCCACACTGGCGTCACCGATCACGAGACGGACACGGCCGCCGGCCGCGCCCGAACTGTCGACCCGTACCCGCTCCGTGAGCGGCTCGGGCATCCCCTGGTCGTCCTCCGCGTTCGCCCAGCAATACGCGCACAGCAGGCCGCGATCCGGGCCGCCGGCGGTCAGGGCCGGCGCGGTCGGCGTGGCGCTGGCCCCAGTGTCGATGTCGGAGGTCTCCCACACGCCCAGCGGGTGCAGGCGCATCACGGCGGCGACCACGCGACTAGTGGCGTTTGACGTGAACGTGAATGTGTCGGGGTCGCCGGCCTGCCTGACGCGCCTATACGCGGCCAGTGTGGGACCGCTCGACGCGGACTCCTGGTGAAGCTCGGCGTCCCAATCGTCCGACGCCGAGATGGTCAGTTGGCCTCGCCAGCCGACGACCGCCATGAGTAGGTGCCCTTTTCCCGTTCCCTCGGGCGCGTCCACTTGCACGATCTGCGCCCCGGCGCCACCCACGGCGGCTGTTTCATAGGTGACGATCGGGTCGAATGTCATCACGCGTCCCTGATGTAGTCGCAGTACAGGAAACACGGCTGTGTTGATGTGGCGAACATCGTTATGTTTCCCGTGCCGGCGTCCCTGTCGAGCGTCACCACAAACGTCTTATCCTCGGTCGCGTCGGCCGTATATTCGGCCTCAAAGTGCCAACGATAGGAGCGAGTACCGATATGGACATCAACGTCGGCGTCCTGCAGGACGGTGCCGCTCACGGAATCTTCCCTGATCTTGGCCACGACGTCATCGGCGTTGGCGGTGCTTTGAACCCTGCCGTCCCATGTGATCTTGTAGATTCGGCCGGCCACCACCGGTGCGACTATCGTCTGGACGACAGTCTCGGTGGTGGTAATGGTCCCCGAACTCGACGTCGCCTTAGCTGTTTGGATACGTTCTCCGGGCACCTTCCCGGCGATAATCGTTTCTCCCGCGAGTACTCCCATTGTGTTCCCTCACAGTCCGTATCTGGCTGGATTCCATAGGCTGACAGGTGTCCCCGCGGCGTGAGCTTTGACGACTCCGTTTACTGACCGGGTGACTGTAAACGTCTGCCCCGTCCCGGCGCCTGCTATGGCGGTAACGGTCATCCGTTCCCCGCCGACGTTGATGTCGAATGGGAATTCGTCGGGGTCGGTGGTCCAGATAGGCTCAATTACGGTGTCGACGTCGATGAAGGTGGCCGAGGAGGATTCCCCTGCCCCGTCCGCGTCTAGCACTGATCCTGCTGTGTCGTACTTGTTGGCGTCGCCTTCCGCGGCCTCATATTCGCCAACCTGCCAGGGGCCGGCCGGTGAACAGTTGAATGTGATTATGCGGCGGTGGGAGTCGACGGCCTCTGTCCAGCCTTGCACGATCAGTTTCGCCAGGTCGGGGCCGGCGATGGTGTCGGGTAGGTCGGACAGGGTGATGAGGTCCCCTGGGCGCACGTCTGCAGCGTCGGCCGCCAGTGACGGCGCGGCGTCGAGGTCGACGGACAGGCGCGGCCATCGGTCGTCCTCGGCCGTCCCTAGGTGCAACCGCCAGCCGGCCTGACTTTCGAGGAATCCGTCGCCAGGGACGTTCACTGTGACCGACGTGTCATAGCGGCCGATCGCGTCAGTCCCGAGCGGCCCGTCCTCGTCCACGACGCGCCGTTCGCCTCCCTCGCGGCGTTTCGCTGTGACGTCGTTACGTACGTGCTGGTCGTCGGTGGCGGGCTCCATGGTGGGCGCCACATGCCCGGCGGTGAACCCTAGGGCCAGCACGGCCGGCGTCGACTGGTTTTGGATGCTCGCGCGGGTGCGGTAGTGCAGCCCTACGGCGGTCACGGCGTCGTGCAGTATCCCGAGGTCGGCGTCTGCGGCCTCCTGCAAAATCTCGAGAGTAGGGTCCGCGTACTGCGGCCCGAGCGGCGTCGTGTCGTCGAGGTCACCTGTGGACGTGAATGCGACGGGGCACTCTGCCTCGATGCGACGGCCGGCGGCCTCGCCCGGGTAGCCGAACGCGGCCTCTACGGCCGCCGCTAGGTTGCTCGGGGTCGCGTGGGCGACCCAGTGTCCCGTCACGTACGCCGTCTCTATGGTGATGCTGGCCGTGTTCGAGACGTAGATCATTCGCGACAGGGTTTCGCCGGTGTCTGTGTGTGTGAGCACGGACACCCCGTCGATAAAGACCTCATAGTCGATGTCCGCGCCGTCCTGTGTGGCCGCAAGTCGCACGTGGTGCGGGTTGTCATCCCATAGGGTCGGGTCGACGGACACTGTTGCTAGGTCTGTGAATCCGTAAAACAGGTCAATCTCGGAGTCCAGCGCGTTGAATGTGATTCCCGTGGCACTGTCCCCCCAGCCGACGCCGGCCACGGTGCCGCCCACGGTCGCGCCGTAGCCGCCCGAACGCATGAAGTCAAACGCCCACCTGTCGACGAAATCCGCCTGCTCTACGTCCGCGCGGAGGGTGGCGCCTGCGTCCTTAGGCTCGATCTTCGCCACGTTCGGCATCCACGCCGCCAGCCTGCCCTGTCCCCACACGGACGGCGCTGTGCGCCCGTTGAGCCGCACAGGGCCGCCAGGACCCACAAGAGCCGGCGACTCTTGTGTGAGTGGGCCGGCCTCCATCGGCCAGTACGAGACGTCCGACAGGGCCGCCAGGTGCGTCCGTAGCGCGGCCGGCGCGGGCGAGGCTCCCTGCCCGAGACGCCGCGAGACGCCGTTGCATGTGAGCGCCACCCACGCGTCGCCGTCGTCGAGCGCCCGTCGAGGCCGCCACTCCGCGACCTCGCCGGCGAACCGTACGGCGCCGTCGACCGTCACTCGGACGGGCGTGTTGCGGCCGATCTTCCCGTAGAGCGTCGACTCAGGGTTCCGCGGGTTGTAGGTCGCGTCCCGGTTCTGCAGGGTCAACTCACACGAGGACGGCCCGGCCTGCGCCTGCTCATCGGCGCGCCCGTGGACGATGCGGATTCCGTCGCGCGTGTAGACGTCCGCGGCGTTCCAGTCGTCGTCGTAGTAGAGCTCCACTACGACGGTGTGCTTCGCCATCACACGCCCCCGAGGATCGCCTGCACGTCCCCGCCGCGGACCCTGATGGCGTGGGTGAGCAACTCCACCAGGAGGTCGTCTAGGCGGGAGCCGCCCGACCGTAGTTCGATCACGGTTCGGCCGCCGGCCCTACTCGACGGGGTGACGCGTTCGCCGGCCTGCAGGATGGCCAGGGACTCCTGCCCGGGCGCCCCGGGGACGACGCCGCCGGTGTGCATCCTTGGGATACGGAAGCTCTTGCCGCCGATGATGGGCACCCAATCGGGGATGCTAAAGCCCTTGCCGCCTACGGTGCTATTCCACGCCGAGCGCACGGCGCCGAACGCGCGGCGCCACACACCCGAGATGAAATCGCCCACGCCGCGGACAACGGCCTTGACGCCGTTGACGGCGCTAGTGACGATGCGGCGGAACGTCTCGCTTTTCTTGTACGCGGCGACGAACGCCCCACCGATCAGGAACAGTGCTGTGATGACCAGGCCAAGCGGGTTGGCTCGCATCGCCAGGTTGAGGCCGCGCTGCGCGACCGTGAGCGCCCCTGTGGCGACCGTGGACCCCATTGTGGCCGCCTTGTGCGCGACGGTCGACGCGGTGGCCCTGGCAGTCCCCACGGCGCTTGCGATCAGGTTTTTCGTAAGCGCCTTGAATGACGGAATGATGAAGTTGTAGAGCCCGGAGCCTAGGTCCCCGAGTCCCATTCCCAGCATGAGTGCTCCGTCGAACAGGTCACCTTTCATCATCATCGACACGCCGCGGCCGGTGTCCTCGACGCCGGTGAGGGTGTCACGGAAACCCATTGCCTTAGTGTCAAGGTTGTCTGACGCTTCGCCGGCGCGGTCGAAACTGTCGCCACTGTCACGTAACGCCTTAGAGGAGCGGCCCACGTCGTCGGCCATTCCCTTAGACGACGCGCCCACCTTGTCGAACGATTTCGTGAGTTGGTCGTGATCGCCAGCAAAGGTGAGGGTCACTTCGGGTTTGCGGCTCATCGGGTGACCTCCAGTCCGGCCTGTCGTGCCGTGTCCACTAGGGCATCCTCCAGCAACCGCGGGATTTCGTCGCGGGTGGCGTAGTAGGCCGGGTACAGGTACCGGCCCTCCTTCTTGAATGGTCGGACCACGGAACGGCTACGGCCGACCTTGCCGCCGTAGTCGAGCCACCCGTAATAAGGTACCCGTTTGCCGCCGCCGGCCACGCGGACGGCTGTGCGGGTGCTCTTAGCCCTCACGGAACCGCGAGCCCGACCGGACCGGGATGCCACCCGTGGGCGGGCCACATCGACCACCACGTCCGCCACGCTGTTTAGGCCCAGCCGTAGAACCTTCGGCATATCGGAGTCGAGACGCTTTAGCGACGTTTGAAACTCGCGGAGCCCTTGAATGTGGATCGGGTCGGCGCTCATCCGAGCACCCCGTTTAGGAACAGACTGGTGAACGCGGCCGTAGCCGGCGCGGCGATAGCGGCGATTCCGAGGACGAACCATCGCCAGTTTTCCAGCGCGCGCACCTGGCCGGCCAACTCCGCGATGCGCTCCCGGTTGGCCGCGGCGTTGGCCTGCAGCGTTGCCAGGGACGGGTCGATGGCCGCGGTCAGGTGGTCGACCTTCCGGCCAATATCTTGCATCTCCCTATACATCTCATTGGGGGTGATGACGACGGAGCCCTCGGGCAACATCTGACCGTTGGACATCGTGTGTCATCCTCCCTGTTGTAGCCGTGCCAGTTCGTCCCGTTGCGCCTTCCGTGCGTAGTACACGTGCCAGCGTGTGAATTCGTCAGCCGACATTTCCTCCCGTAGCTGCGCCACTGTCATTGTCAGTTTCGCCGCCAGGTACATCTCGAATTCCAGTTCCGGGGTCGTCTCGAAACGACTCGTATGCGCCCTTTTCGACCTCCCGTCCGATCCCTGACAGGAGTTGGATTCGGGCGATGAGCGGTTCCATTTCACCCGATGGTGACGCCTCCTGCCAGCGGCCGACGTCGGTCTCTGTCAGCTTCGGGTCGACGACCCCGCGGGCCAGGAGTCGCCGCTCGAACACGGCCAGCCGCGGCTCGTCGGCCTGTGCGGCGAGGACTTCGCCACGTGACAGGCCGCGGATACGGAACGTGCCGAGCCCGGGTAGCTCGTACTCCTCCTCGGGTAGACGCGCCTTGAACAACGCCTCCCGGTCGACGGCGCTCACGCGCTCTGCGCCGTCGAGTCGACGTCGCCGCTCATGGTCAGTTCGACGGACCACATGATGTAATCCGCGACGGGGTGGGTCTGGACGTAGCTCTTGACCAGGACGTCGACCTCATCCTGCGGCAGTGACGCGCCGGTGCCCTCGGGCCGGTGGATCAGCACGACGACAGTCCCGCGCAGCGGCAGGAGGACGGCCCGCGGGCCGGTGGCGGCCGTTGAGTCGTACTTGCCCGAGATGGTGACCGACCCCGACGTGAGCCCGCCCAAGAACACGTGCCCGTCATTGCCGTACGTGGTGACGTCGTGCTCATCGGCCTCGAACTTCAATTCCGAGTTGTCCGCGTACTGCGAGAGGTCGTCGCCGTCGAGGGAGACGAACGTCACCTTACCGTGAACCTTGGCCATTTTCTTACGCTCCGTCTCCGATGATGTCTAACTCGAATAGGGCCGCGAGGTAGTCGATGCCCCCAATTGTTACGACGTCGAACTCGACGCTAACCACGCGCACAGAGTCAAACGCCGTGTATGTGCCCGACTCGACGACGGCCTTTATCGACGACGCGCCGGCGCCTTCACAGTAGGCCGCCACCTTGTCCCGGGTGGATCGGTCGTGCGCCTTTCCCACGGCCACGATCAGCGGGAGCGTCATTGTGTCCGCGCCCCGGCTGTAGGTCGCGTCGAGTTGTATCTCCTCCGGGTACGCGACGATGGCCGCCGGCGGCGTGATGCTATCCGGCGGCCACGCGAAGCATCGCAGGCCGGCGATGGTGTCGACGCGTGTGGAAATCGCGTCCATGACGTCCCCTAGGTCCATGGTCAGGCCGCCGCCCACCAGCGGTACAGCTTGGCCCTCGACAGGGACGACTCGACGTCGGGGTCGAGCCTGGCGAGGAGTCGCATCTCCGAGCCCTGGTCGGGTGAGCCGGCGACCCCGTACGGGGACCACCGTCGCGAGTGGTAACGGTGCGCCTGCAGCATTGTGGCCTGCTCGACGGCGGCCGGCACAGCGTCCCATCCCCACACGGCGTCAATGGTGACGCCGTGCCGTTCGCTTGTGGGCGTCGCCGTGCTGCCAGAGTTGACACGGAGGCGCTCGAACGGCTTTCCCTTTTGCGCCGCGTTCACGGGTTCGAGGGTGTAGTCGTCGACCTCGCCGGCCTCGACGGTGACGGTTAGGCCGGTGATGTCCTGCAGGTCGTCGAATACGACGATCCACGCGCCGGCGCGGCGGTCGTAGTAGGCCGTGTAGGACCGTTCCTCTGCGGCGGCCACCTGACCGAATTGCCGCCGGCAGTAGCCGTCCACGGCCCGCGACGACGCCGTGATGGCAAGCGCCAGTTCCGCGTCATCCGCGGTGTCTGTGATTCGCAGATACGTTTTCAGTTCCGCGAGTGTCACGTAATCCGGCGCCCACGCCATCGGTCAGTCCTCCCTCTCAGATCACGCCGAGCAGGTGCAGCAGCAGCAGGACTGCTAGCAGCACCACGAGCAGGCCCACGGCGGACATCAGGACTGCGCCGGCCTGCCAGCCGCCGTCGCCGTGCCGGCGTTGTGCGCGGCCTTCCTGCGGTCCGCGGCCTTGCGGGCGGTCGCCGTCTTGGCGAGAGCCTTTGCCTTGTTCTCCCGGTACGCCTTTAGCGCCTCAGGGTTGTCTCTGAGCAACATGGTGGTTCCTTCCTGGTCGGTCGGTTCGGTTCGGGGTATGTGGGAGCTCCACCCGGGGTGGAGCTCCCACGCGTGCAGGGTTGTTACGTGGTGATGTTCTCGAGAGTGGCGTACGCCGAGCGGTTCTGAATGTTGCCGTCCGCCCGCTCCCACGCCACGTACTCCACCTGGCCGTTGTTCGCACGCGACCACGGGTTCACGACGACCGCGAGCGGCGCCACCCGGCGGATGACGTACGCCTCGCGGAAGTCACCCAACGCGGCGAACCCGCCGGCCACACCGTCCGCGGTGACGGCGTTGCAGCCCTGGTCGATGATGACCGGGTAGCCGAGCAGTTCCCTCGCCGGCGCCTGACCGATGCCCATGGTCTGCGGGTTGATGAGCGGCCGGCCGTCCACGACGATCCGGCGGATTGCGACCCACGTGCCCTTGCTCATCACCCACTTGGCATTCTGCTCATACTCGGGGTCGAGCGCGGCCTCGACGTCGAGGATCTCGTCGTAGTCGATGGTGGCCTCGACGTCGAGCACGACGTCCGCGGTCAGCCCGTCGTGCAGGAGCCCGAACGGAAGCGTGGTGCCGTTGCCGTTCACCCAGTCCGCGGCCTGCTTGCGCTGGATGCGCGTCCCCAGCGCACGGGACACCAGGGCCTCGATGTCAAACTCCGAGTCCTGCAGCAGTTCCGTGGACACACGGAGCGGCGTCGTGGTGCCGGCGCCGGTCGACGTGTACTTGAACGCCCCGAGCGCCACGGTGCCGAACGCCAGGTCGTCACCATCGACAAACGCGGCCTCCTCGTCCGTGATGCCACCCGAGTTGGCGGTGTCGTCGAGGGACGGGTATTCGAGCGCGCCGCCGCGCTCGGTGGTGAAGCTGTCGACCTCCGCGGCGAGGCCGCCGTACGCGAGACGGACCTCCACGAGCTTCTGACGGAACTGTGGCGACACGAGGTAGCCGCCCTCGGAGTCGGTGCCGGCCTCCTGGGCGTTCCGAAGCTCCGCAATGTCGGCGTTGGGCCGGCCGGTGCGAAGGTAGTTGGTGAATGCGGCGTTGAGGTCCGCGAACTCGTCGCGCTCGGCGCCGCCCACGTTGACGTGCAGATCGTTCCGCACGGGCGTCGTGTACGCGTTCTGCCGCGCCCGGATGGCCTGGTCGGCGCGAGCGGTGGCAAGCTGCGTTTCGAGGCCCTCGTACTCGGTGACCTCCTCGGCCGTCAGAGGCCGGCCGGCCGCACCGTCCACGACGGCTTGCAGCGCGGCGAGAATCTGGTCGATGTCCACTGTCACTCCCCTTTCAGGAGTAGCCGCGCCCGTGCGCGGATCAATTGGCTCTGCCGATCTTCCGGCGGCGATTCCGTTGCGTCGTGCTCCACACGGTCCGCGAGCCCGGCCTCTACGGCGTTTGCCGCGGAGTACCACGTCTCGGCTTTCATCGCGTCCCGCCACGTCGCCGTGGTGCCGCCGGCGC